ACTGGGTAAGGCAAATGTTCCTATGCTGGTCACCAACCATACCTATGATGTCATCGGTGCTTATATGCCGACGAAAGAAATGGGTGGTGGTTCTGGTCTGAAGTATGCATCCTCTACCATCATTTACCTGTCTAAGAAGAAGGAGAAGGATGGCACTGAAGTTGTTGGTAATATTATTAAATGTAAGGCACACAAATCTCGTCTAACAAAGGAGAACTCACAAGTTGAAACACGTCTTTATTACGACCGTGGACTTGACAGGTATTACGGACTATTGGAACTGGGTGAGAAATACGGAATCTTCACCAAGCGTGGGAATCGCATCGTCATTGGTGAATCTACTTTTTATCCTAAGTCTATTCTCGCTGATCCGACAAAGTATTTCACCCCCGAAGTGATGGAGCAACTTGACGAAGCAGCACGTCAGGAGTTCCGTTATGGCAACTGAACTCAAAGATTACATCAAAGTCTATGATGCTTTGTTTTCAGATGAGTTCTGTGACTCTGTAATTGAAGCATTTGGTCAGTCAGAAAGAACAATCATTGATAGGGAGAAGCGTCCCTCCTTTACTGAGATGAATATCTCACAAAGGTATATGGCAAAAGATCCTCTATGGATGGGTATCCAAGAGAAGATCCAGTCAGTATTCATTGACTGTGTTCAGTTGTATATGCAGAGTCTTAAGGTAGAAAATGATTTCCCTCAGAAGTATGCATTTGAGGAATATCGTGTTAAGATGTATAATAACAACGGTCATGATCAGTTCAAAGATCATGTCGATGTTGGTGATTACAACTCTGCTAGAAGGTTTCTAGTTTTGTTCTTGTATTTGAATACGGTTGAAGTTGGTGGATGCACTAGTTTCACACGTTTGAATACAACTGTGTCACCCATGAAAGGTCGGGTTTTACTTTTTCCCGCCACATGGCAGTATCGTCATGCTGGGTTACCCCCAGAATCTGATAAAAAGTATATCGTCGGTTCTTATCTTCACTACCTATGAGTCTGGAAACTACGATCCTGAGTAACCTCATTTACAGTGAGAGGTATACTCGAAAGGTTCTGCCATTCCTGAAGGTGGATTATTTTCAGGAACGGTCGCATAAAATTATTTTCTTGGAGATTCACGAATATGTGAATCAGTATGATGCGTTACCAAGTCTTAACGCAATTTCTATAGAATGTCAGGAGCGAACTGATCTAAATGAAGACCAGTTCAAACAAATTATTGAGGTCTTAAATGAGCTTTCCAATGATCCCGCAGACCACGATTGGCTCGTGGATACTACGGAAACGTGGTGTCAAGAGCGTGCGATCTACTTATCTCTTATGGAATCTGTCAAGATTGCTGACGGACAAGATTCCAAACGCGATAAAGGTGCTATTCCACAAATTCTTTCCGAAGCGTTAGGAGTATCCTTTGATCAGCATGTGGGACACGATTATGTTTCAGATGCACAAGCACGTTATGATTTCTACCATCGCAAAGAGGATAAGATTCCTTTCGATCTAGAATTCTTTAACAAGATAACTAAAGGTGGTCTTCCAAACAAGACTCTAAACATTGCCCTTGCAGGCACTGGCGTGGGTAAGTCTTTGTTCATGTGTCACGTTGCTAGTTCAGCATTGCTGCAGGGTAAGAACGTTCTCTATATCACTATGGAGATGGCAGAGGAAAAGATTGCTGAACGTATTGACGCGAATCTTTTGAATGTTCCTATTCAAAAACTTGCTGATCTTCCTCAACAAATCTTTGATAAGAAGATTCAAGCACTAAGTAAGAAGACACAAGGCAAGCTAATTATTAAAGAGTATCCAACTGCTTCTGCACATGTCGGACATTTTAAGTCTCTTATTTCTGATCTTGCTCTTAAGCGGTCTATTAAACCCGATATTATCTTTGTGGATTACCTCAATATCTGTGCTTCCCAAAGATATAAAGGGAGCATTGTCAACTCTTACACCTATGTCAAAGCAATCGCTGAGGAGCTTCGTGGTCTCGCGTGCGAATGCAACGTTCCTATTATCAGTGCTACGCAGACCACTCGTGCAGGTTACGGTAGCACTGATGTTGACCTTACTGACACTTCTGAATCCTTTGGTCTCCCTGCTACTGCTGATCTTATGTTTGCCCTTATTAGCACGGAGGAGCTTGAGGGTATGAATCAGATCATGGTCAAGCAGTTGAAGAATAGATATAATGATCTCAGCAGAAATAAAAGATTCTGTGTAGGTATTGACAGAGCGAAGATGAGGTTGTATGATGTTGAGGAATCCGCTCAGGACGATATTCAAGACTCTGGGCAGGAAGACGAGAAAGTCGATCTCGTTAAACGTTTCAATGCTAAAAAATCATTTAAAGAACTGAAGTATGATTGACCCAATTAAGTATGCAGAATTCGTCAATGCGGTCACGTCGCAACAAAGCAAAGATCACGAGGCATTCGTTTATCGTATTCAAGAATTGGAGGGTCAAGGATTTCCTTCCGAGCGATTGCTTACTGCTGCTGTAGGAATGTCTGCCGAAGCAGGTGAGTTTACAGAAGTGGTGAAGAAGATCGTCTTCCAAGGTAAACCTGTCAATGAAGATAACCTGTTTCACCTGAAGCGTGAACTGGGTGACATCATGTGGTATGTTATGCAAGCGTGTATGGGTCTTGGCACTGATCTGAATGAAATCATTGAGATGAATGTAGACAAACTCAAGTCTCGTTATCCTGGCGGTGAGTTTGATGTTCACTTCTCTGAAAACCGTAAAGAAGGAGACGTATGAATATCATTCCAGACTTTATTGATGCCTTTGAAAAACTAGGATGGGATCCTGAAGATGACATCCATGTTGAAATTGGTGGCACTTCTATCTACGAGATTGAAGGTGCTGGCACCAAGTGGGCACCTAAGAAAGGCACCCGTAAGTATAACAAAGATGCATTCATTGTAATCAAAAACCGTTCACGAAATCCAACTGTCCCTTCTATTAACGATGACCCAGAACGACTCGCACACCATTCCAAGGTGGAAGCAAGCAAGCAACAAAGCGATAGCGGAGAACCTGCTAACGAGCATAGCGGAGCTGGTTGATGGAAGATGGTATCGAACCGAAACCCTTGACCACACAGGAAAAAGAACTCGACGATACATTATCGAATCCGACATTACCGAAGAATCCGATAGTTCCAGTTCTGATGTTTCTGGGAGTGATAGTAGCGACACTTAGTGTTATCGTTGCTGGATACATACATGGGAACATGCACGTCGAAGCAGTTTACAAATCACTTACTAATTTCACATGAACTTAGATCTCCAAGAAGTCGATCATCTTATCAGAGCACTGGAAACAATGTCCTCTTATGAGCAAGCAAGAGCAAGAGAAGGAATTCAATCAGGCGTAGTAGATCAACTGCGTCTTATCCAAAAACTACAAGACTATCGTTTGAGACTGACATGAATTTTGTTAATATGTTTTCCGTCCCATTGTTCCATGTAAAAGTGGATCGATGGGATTCTAAAAAGGAAGAGTTGCTGAGTTTGATTGGCAACATGGAATATCGTCAAGATCAAGGTGAATGTGTTCCTACTGATTATTTTGAAAGTAGAACTAAAAACAATATTCATGTTCGACGTATTCTAGATCGTCAAATTGAAATGTTTTTGAATCATTATAAACTTGATGGTCGGTTGACATCATCTTGGTTTGAAAGATCTGGAAAGCATCACTATCACCAACCCCATAATCATGGTATGACTGGATATAGTGGTGTATTGTATGTGGAATATGATCCTGGACTTCATGCTCCAACTCACTTCATATCTCCTTTCCCTAATTTCATTGATGGTGAAGCAATTCACCAAGCACCTTTTGTAACTGAAGGTGACTTGCTACTATTCCCGTCAAGCATCCTACATTATACACACCCAAACAAGTCAGAGAAGAACAGGACCGTTCTATCATTCAACCTAGAACTAAATAGTCGGGAAGACTAATAGTAGTTCGATGGCGTTAAAAAATAAAGGACTTGCTTTTGAACATGCGGTAATGTATGCTGCTACTTCTAGGATTAATGAACCTAGAACTCGGGAGCAAGAGAAAGCATTTAAAGAAGCAGCTGCTAAGTGGCCAGAGATCGAAAAGACCATACAAGACACTGCAACAAAGATTGTATTGGATCTTGCTCCTAGAAGCACAACAGACAAGCAAAAGTTCTATGGGTCCTTTAAAAAAATGTCTGGTGGAACTGAACCAAAGACAGATATTTTGTTTGTGAAAGGTGGTAAAAAATACAAATGTTCTATGAAATGGGGAGATTCATTTCAGTTAACAAGTTCGGGTATCGATACTTCTACTCAAGTATTGACAAAAGTTTTAAGAAAATGTGCTGCAGATATTGGTAAGAATAATATGACTACAACTGAGTTAGGAACTCTACAACTTATTATTGAACAAATTGCTAATAAGTTTGAGAACCGAACTGGAACTGTATCTGCTCCAGAAGCAGATAGAATGATGAGAGACGTGGAGAAAGCAGGTGGTCTTAATGAGCAACTACAAGACATTTTAGGTTCCAGACGATCACCTAGTGGCGCTGCAGCATATGATGCATTTAAGTATGAACTAACAAAAGAATGTATGACTGGTGATTTGACATTTACTGATAAAGATATGGTCGCTGATCATCTTCTTACTGAGCATGGTCTAAAACCAATTGATGATAAAGCAATTCGTGAAGTGATGGGAAAAGCAGGTGTAAGATTTTCTAAGAAGGGTAGGGGAACCGATAAAAAAACTGGTGTGCGTAAGAACGCGATCACCATTAGATACGAAGTTTAAACTGGCACAAGCCCTATGTGTGACTCCACTTTATCATGCTATAATAACGGTATAGAGACAGAGGACACTTTGCCCAACACCCACCTTGAGCACCTTGAGGATCTGGTTTTTACTGGTCGCAAGGAACTTTGGAATGCCGTATGGGAGTGTGTAAACAAACCCAAACTGAGTGTCAAATGGGACGGTGCTCCTGCTATCGTATTCGGAACCAATCCTCGTAATGGCAAGTTCTTCGTCGGAACCAAATCCGTTTTCAACAAAGTCAAAGTCAAGATCTGTTATTCTCAGGAAGATATCGACAAGCATTACAAAGGCAACGTTGCGGACATTCTTCGCTTATGCCTTCGTAATCTTCCTCGCCTCAGTGGAATTGTCCAAGCTGACTTCATCGGTGTCGGCGGAGGTTCTGTTTATTGCCCTAACACTCTGGAGTATCGTTTCTCCAGTCCGATCGGTCGTGATATTATCCTTGCTCCACACACTTCTTATACCGAGGTTTCTCCGTATGCTGTTGGGCGTGGTGGCGTCAATCTATTGTCTGCACTGGGCACTCACTTTGTAGGTTATGATGAGGCACATGCAAGTGTCAAGAGAATGCCATTCAACTTCTTGAAGTTCGGTTGGATGCTTGCTAAGTGTAAGGTGCCTAGCGAGAAGGCACGTCCTCATATTTTGAAGCATATCAACAAATTTATTCGTGCAGGTTCTCTTACCAGTCCCGAAGTATTGTATACTACGCTTCCTGCTAAATATAAGTGTGAGGTCAATGTGATCACGCTTCAAGTGTGGCATATGATCTTCCAACTGAAACAGCGTCTACTCGATGCTATTGTGGTTAATGGAACAGTTGATTGCTACATCGATGGACAACCCTCTCAACATGAAGGGTTTGTAACTGTTTCTGATAACCCAGTGAAACTGGTAGACCGACTGACTTTTAGTAAAGCAAACTTCAACCTTAGTAAGAATTGGAAGAATGAAAAAGTTTAGTGCTTTTCTAAACGAAGCCGAGAGATCATTCGCAGCAAAGTCTGCAGAAAAATTAAACCTTAAGCATATTGGTTACGGACGTTATGCCGACCCTTCGGGCAACGTAACTCATATGAGTAAGGATGGAAAGCTTGTAAAATTATCACCTGGTCAGGATATTACCCCCACGCAACAGAATGGAGAAGAAGAAACTGGAAGCGGCGAGGGTAAGGTCGATCAAGGTTCAATATCTATTACATTTGGAAGATTTAATCCACCGACTGTTGGTCACGAACGCCTTATAGAAAAAGTAGCAAAAGAGGCAAAATCAAGTGGAGGAGAGTATAGAATATACCCCTCAAGGTCGGAGGATCCTAAAAAGAATCCCCTCGACGCAGGAACAAAAATTAAATATATGCGGTTGGCATATCCAGATCACGCGAACGCAATTGTTGATAATCCCGACATGCGGACTATCTTTGATGTTCTTACCGCCCTCGATACTGACGGGTATAGTTCAGTTAATATTGTGGTGGGTGGTGACAGGGTTTCTGAGTTCAATTCGCTCGCACAAAAATACAACGGAGACCTATACACCTTTGAAGAAATCAAAGTAACATCTGCAGGTGGACGTGA